ACTATTGTTTTTAGGGTTGACATTCTAAAGAAGATAATAGATAATCTGGATAGTGTTCGCAGTGTTAGTGGTGGAGATGCTAACGCATCAAGAATGTACTTACTTAACCTGCAGAAGATATTCACAACAGACTTTGTAAAGGCGTATAAGAATGAAACGAATAGTAGTTGATATTGAAACAGATAGTTTAGACGCTACAAAAATTTACTGTATAGTTGCAAAGGATTTAGACGATGACCGCATTTACACTTATAAAGAAGATTCCGTTCCAGCTTGTAAAGCACTCTTGGATAGTGCCGACATACTGGTTATGCATAACGGTGTTAGTTTTGATGCCCCAGTAATCAAGCGTCTGCTTGGCTGTGACATACCGCTATCTAAGATACGTGACACACTAATACTATCACAGCTTGTTGACCCTGTGCGTGAAGGTGGACATTCACTGGAAGCATGGGGCAAGACACTAGGCTTTAGCAAGATAGAGTTTAAAGACTTCAGTCATTACTCAGATGAGATGTTAAAGTATTGTATTCGTGACGTAGAACTTACAGCCAAGGTATATAACACACTGATACCAGAGCTTAAGAAGTTCAGCCCACGCAGCATCAAGCTTGAGCACCAGGTCAGAGCAATCATTGACCAACAGGAACGTAATGGGTTTGCTCTTGACATACCAGAAGCAATGCAGTTGGTAGCCAAACTATCTGATGAAGCTAATCAAATCAAAGAGAAACTACAGGATGTGTTCCCGCCTATAGTTGAGATAAGATACTCAGAGAAAACAGGCAAGAGACTTAAGGATAAGGTCACAGTATTTAATCCTTCATCACGACAACAGATTGCAGACAGGCTTATGGGTCTGGGCTGGGAACCAACCAAGCACACAGAAAAGGGTCATGTAATTGTTGGTGAAGAAATACTAGAGACTATAGACTTAGAAGAAGCTAAGTTACTATCACGTTACTTACTACTTGAGAAGCGTGCTACTCAGATTCAATCATGGGTAGACGCAGTGAAAGAAGATAACAGAGTGCATGGTAAAGTGTGGACACTAGGTACAATCACAGGTCGTATGACACATACGTCACCTAACATGGCTCAGATACCTGCTGTGTATTCACCCTATGGAAAGGAATGTAGAAGTGTTTGGACTGTTACTGATACTAGGTATTCTTTATTGGGTTGTGATGCTTCAGGTTTAGAGTTAAGAACACTGGCACACTACATGAATGACCCTTCATTTATTAAAGAAGTTATTGATGGTGATGTGCATACAGCTAACCAGCAGGCTGCAGGCTTACCAACTAGGGACAACGCAAAGACTTTCATCTATGCATTCCTGTATGGTGCTGGTGCTGCCAAGATTGGTAAGATTGTAAATGGTTCAGCCAAGGATGGTCAGAGATTGATAGATAACTTCCTTGAAAACATGCCAGCATTAAAAACTTTACGGCATATGGTTGACAAGCTATCAAGTCGTGGCTATCTTCTAGGGCTTGATGGCAGGCTACTAAAGATTCGGTCAGCACATGCCGCACTAAACACACTGCTTCAAGGAGCAGGTGCAGTTGTCTGTAAGGAATGGTTAAAGTTTATAATCATTGAGGCAACTAAACGTAAGCTAGACTTTAAACTTGTTGCTAGTGTACATGATGAGTATCAATTTGAAGTACTCAAAGAACACGCAGAAGAGTTAGGTCAGGTTACACAATGGGCAATGAAACAAACAGAGAAGTCTCTGGGAGTTAAGTGTCCATTAGACAGTGAGTATAAGACTGGAAACAACTGGTCTGACACTCACTAAAAAAAAAGATGTTGACATTCATTTTAGGATGTGGCATTATAATGACAGTCGAGCAATAATGCTTCGGCTAATTGAAACCAAAACGGAGAATTAAATTATGACAGTTATTACAGGTAAAGCATACTGGGCACACGTTCAATCACCAAACACAACATACGAACCAGAGTGGGGTATTGATGTATGTGTTGATGACAAGAATCGTGAAGCAATTATGAAAGACGGACTAGACATTAAGAACAAGGGCGATGACCGTGGAGATTTTGTCCACATCCGTCAGAAAGTATCACGTCGTGATGGTACACAGAATGATGCACCTGTTGTTGTGGATGCACAGAAGAATCCAATTGATTCGTTGATTGGTAACGGAAGCTTAGTCAATGTTCTATACACTCCCTTTGAGTGGAACATGAATGGCAAGTCAGGTACATCTGCTATCCTTAAAAAGGTACAGGTTGTTGACCTTGTATCATATGGTGAAGACTTAGATGTTGTAGCTGGTGGTTATGTAGCCAACGCATCTAACAACTCTAACTTAGAAGACGAAGTTCCTTTCTAATCTAGTTAGACAAGCACGGGAGTGGCATTGGATTTGGCCGCTGAAGACGGATAGGGTGGGTTGGGTACTCCGTCACTTTTATTAGGAGATTAATATGTTAGACTTTCCAGATTATATTATTGTGTTTTATTTTGCTGTTGCTGCCTTCTTCTTTGGATGGGCTATGCCACGTGGTAAATACCTAAAGACATTACAGCTACGTTTGTTTAAAGCAATACATAACTTCTTTGCAGATGAAGAAGAGTATATCACAAGCAAAGTAGAACGTGTACGTAAGATTACAAAACGTAATAAATAAGGACGCATAGCTCAGCTGGATAGAGCAACAGCCTTCTAAGCTGTAGGTCGCAGGTTCAAATCCTGCTGCGTTCGCCAGCCCGACAGGAGATAAAAATGTTTTTACCAAATAGATTACCAAGCGTTACATTTCACACAAGAGTACGTGATGAAAGTATTGGCGGTGACAATCCTTATCGCTGGCAGGATGTAACGACTGAAGACTTGTTCGAAGGTAAGCGTTGTATCTTGTTTGCATTACCAGGTGCCTTCACTCCCACATGCTCTACATACCAGCTTCCTTTCTTTGAGAAGATGTACGATGAGTTTAAAGAGTTTGGCATTGAAGAAATCTATTGCCTGTCTGTTAACGATTCATTCGTTATGAACAAGTGGGCAAAGGAACAAGGGCTTAAGCATGTTAAGGTTATCCCTGATGGGTCAGCCAAGTTTACAACAGGAATGAACATGCTTGTGCACAAAGATAATTGTGGCTTCGGCCAGCGTTCTTGGAGGTATGCAGTTATTACCAACGGAATGGAAATAGAAAGAGAGTTTGTTGAAGAAGGCTTCGGACACAACATTGACAACGACCCATATGTTGAATCGGCACCACAAAACATTCTTGGATATTTAAAAAGCATATGATTAAGCTATACAACAACAATGAAATGAGTAAGGAGTATGCGTCTAAGTTATACTGGGACTTGATGAATAACTCACACTGGACATTTACAGGTAGAACAGGGTATCCTGACGAACCTTTTACTCATTGGACTTGTCAAGCTCACAGTGATAAGTACACATACGATAGGTGTATGGAAGTGTTCGAAGAAAAACTTCGTGGACTTTTTGAAAAAGAAACAGGACATGAGTTAAATATGCATTGTATTCTTGTTACGCAATTTAATCATGGAGATAGTTCGTGGTTACACCAAGACTCATCCGCTGACTATACCTGTGTACTGTATGCTAACCCAGAATGGGATATAAACTGGGGCGGATTTACTATATTTACTAACGATACTAAAGATATAATTGACTTTACTTCTTATCCGAAGTGTGGTACATTTATATTCTTCGATGCTCATATATGGCATGGTCCTACTGCTGTAGGCAGGGAAGCTAAAGCACCACGTATGGGCATCACATATCAAATGAAAAGGAAACAGACATGAAAACAATCGACACTCTGATACAAGATATTTACAGTACCCTTGAGCAGGGTGTTGATGTAGGTCGAGCAGACATAGTAAGTGCACTAGAAGAGTTTGCACAGGATGCTAAGTCTGCCGTAGCCACGATACTCCAGGAAGGGCAACGCACAGGTGTTAAGAACCTGCGTCTATCTCAAATCGGCAAGCCAGACCGTCAAATCTGGTATGGACTTCGTGGCACAGAAGAAGAGACTCTTGATGGTCAGACTAAAATAAAATTCTTAATGGGTCACCTTCTTGAGTCTCTTCTCATTGTCTTAACTAAAGCAGCTGGACATACAGTTACAGATGCACAAGACGTAGTAGAAGTTGAAGGAGTAGTAGGCCATCAGGACTGTGTAATAGATGGTGTACTTGTAGATATTAAATCTGCGTCAAGTTATTCCTTTAAGAAGTTTAAAGATGGAACGCTGGCAGACAATGATGCCTTTGGTTACATGGCTCAAATTTCAGCTTATGCTACAAAGAACAACAGGGATGAGGCAGCCTTCTTTGCTATTGATAAGAACAACAGTGAGCTAGCCTTGCTTAAGGTACACAAGCTTGAGATGATTGATGCGCCAGCACGTATCAGGGAACTAAAGAATGTAGCCACAATGGAGACAGCACCGCCACGCTGTTACTCTGATGAGCCAGATGGTGCGTCAGGTAATCGTAAGCTAGCTATTGGCTGTGTGTTCTGTGGTTACAAGAAAGAATGCTGGTCAGATGCTAATCAGGGTAAAGGTCTTCGTGCCTTTCAATATTCCAATGGTGTTCGTTACCTAACACAGGTAGCTAAGACACCCAATGTAGATGAAATAAAAACATAATAATGAAAAGAAAAAAATACACACATCAATACAAATCTAATTCGGAATACACTGCTGCTCAATACCTAACAAGTCTTAAGATAAAGTTTGAATACGAATCTCTTAAACTTGAGTATGAGTGGCGTGAAGATAAAAAATATATACCAGACTTTATCCTGCCTAATGGAGTTATCCTAGAAGTTAAGGGTCGCTTCATGGCAGAAGATAGAAAAAAACATTTGTTTGTAAAGTCACAACACCCTGACTTAGACATACGCTTTGTGTTTGATAATCCAAATCGTAAGTTATACAAGGGCGGCAAGATGACATACGGAGACTGGTGTAACAAACATGGCTATCTTTTCTGCAAGCTAGGGGAAGGCATTCCAAAAGAGTGGCTTGACAAGCAACATGATAAGTAGTAAGATAAATATAATATTAGATGAGTTTCGTCCAGAAGAATCGTCACCAGAAAGAA